CATTCGGGATTCTGTACTTCCGGGGGGAGGAGACCATGAACCGTGACGAGGTGGACGAGCTGGACGCCGTGGAGCTCGATCTATACGACGAGCCCAAGAGCCAAAGCCAACGCCTCCGGAACGTCCTCTATAAAGTGTGGATGCAGGACCCGACCGGAACCTTCAAGGAATACTACAAGCATGAGACCGAGCGCATCATCCAGCACTACAAGGGCAAAATCCATGAGTAAGGACTACGCCTACCGCGCCACCTTTTGGGGCTATGTAGGGGTGTTCGTTATCCTTCTATATTTAGCCCTGAATGGATAAGATGTACCGCGCCGTCTTCACCTGCCCCGAGTACAACGAACGGGAAGTGTGGTACGTATCCTCCCATAAACAGGCCGAGCTCATGTTGTCCCGGCAGGTGCGGACCCCCGGAAGCGCCAATATCCAAGTCAAGTACAGGAAAGCGGAGTACGATATGACCGTGGAGCCGATGTTCACCAGCGATGGCGACGCCATGTATTCAGACCCCCGAGGATTAGGATAATGCCACTACCACAAAAAAAAGAGGACGAGACAAAAGGCGAATTCGTGGCCCGATGTATCGCCGACGAGACAGCCAAGAGGGAGTTTCCCGATATGGTCCAACGGGTGGCCGTGTGTATCAATCAGAGCGAGAAGTAGACGAGAATGGACGCACAAAAAAAGGCGATGCTCGCAGCGATGGAGAAGGCCCTCGGCGTGGTCACGACTGCGTGCAAGACGGTGGGCATCTCCCGGCAGACCCATTACAACTGGTTGAAGGATCCGGACTACGCCGCAGCCATCGAGGACGTCGGGGAGGTGGCCGTAGACTTCGCCGAGTCGCATCTCCATAAGCTGATAAAGGAAGGCAACCCCGCCGCGACTATCTTCTTCCTCAAGACCAAGGGCAAGAACCGCGGATATATCGAGCGTCAGGAGATCGCCGTGGCAGAGAAGAAGCCGCTCTCGTGGTTCACTTCCGAAAGCGCGGACGTGAGTTGAGGCAGCCGGCCACCTACTACCACGTCAAGGGGTGCGATACCCGCGTCCAAGTGCACCAGGGCGGAACCCGTAGCGGCAAGACGTTCTCCATCCTTCAGACGCTTGTCGAACTCTGCTACGCGAACGAGAATTCCGGGGCCGTCATCACCATAGCCCGGAAGACATTTCCCGCGCTGAGGGCTACGGCCATGAGGGACTTCTTCTCCATCCTCGAAAGGGAGGACGTATACAACGTGGACCAGCACAACAAGAGCGAAGCCACGTACGTCCTGTGGGGCAACCTCGTGGAGTTCATCAGCGTAGACCAACCCCAAAAGGTCCGGGGCCGGAAGCGCGACATCCTCTTCATCAACGAGGCCAACGAGCTGGCCCTCGAGGACTTCCGGCAACTGACCCTCCGGACCACGGCGAAGGTGCTGCTCGACTTCAACCCCTCGGATGAGTACCATTGGATTTACGAGGAGGTCATCCCCCGCGACGATGCGTCTTTCTTCCGCACCACCTACAAGGACAACCCCTACCTCGATGCGGCGACCATCGCAGAGATAGAACGCCTCAAGGATGCCGATCCCAATTATTGGAGAATCTACGGACTCGGGGAACGGGGCGTGAATCAGGCGGCCGTCTTCACGTGGGAGGTGGGGGAGATAGCCGGGAAGCGCATAGGGACCGGCCTAGACTTCGGCTTCACCAACGACCCGACCGCTGTCATCGACGTCTACCAAGACGGGCATACGCTCATCCTCCACGAAAGACTTTACTCGACCGGACTCACGAACCCGGACATCGGCGAGGAGCTCGACAAGCTGGACGTGGAGACCATCATCGCAGACTCCGCCGAGCCGAAGTCTATCGAGGAGCTCTTCCGATTGGGGCACAACGTGAAGCCGGCACGGAAGGGGCCCGACTCGATCCGGCAGGGCATCGACATAATGCGACGCCACAAGCTCCTGGTCACCGCCGACAGCACCAACCTACAAAAGGAGCTTAGGGCGTACCGATGGGAGCAGGACAAGAACGGGCGCAACCTGAACCGCCCCGTCGATAAGGACAACCACGGCATCGACGCGGTCCGTTACGTCTGTCTGAACTTGCTGACCACAAACCGGAGCGGCAAATATTTCATAGCGTGAAGAAGACCATCACCATACCGGAGAACCTCTACGACATCACCGTCGGACAGTACCGGGCTATCCAAGCCATCCCCGAGGGGGACGAGTTCCGGCAGGTGGTCGAAACCATCTGCATCCTCTGCCACCTCACCAACGAGGAAGTGATGGCGATGGAACAGAAAGACATCCAGCACATCGGCGGGGTCATCGGGGGCATCCTCGACAAGTACGACGACGAGTACCCGGTGGAGCGCATCATCGAGCTGGACCAGCGGTACGGATTCCACCCGAACCTCTCCCGGATCACGGTGGCCGAATTCGCAGACATAGAAACGCTCTGTAAGGACTCGATGGATACCCACCTCCCCCAGGTCATGGGGATACTGTACCGCCCCATCGTAGAGCAGCACGGCGAGTTCTACCGGATAGCCGACTACGACGGCGAGGACCGCTCCGAATACTTCCTCGAGATGAAGATGGCCCACGCGCTCGGTGCGGCCGCTTTTTTTTTGCGTACCGGGACGGCATTAGCCGACGCTTTGGACAGCTATTCCAAGGCGGTGAAGGATCCAAACTATCCGAGAAATACGGATGGTTCGCCACGTTCGTACATCTCGCAGGGGAGGACATTACTAAACTACCGCAGGTGGAAAGGACTCACCTCGAGACTGCCCTGGCGTGGCTCGCATACGAACAAGACCGGGCCCTCCTCGAAAAGCAAAAAATGAACCTATGAGAACCGTAAACCAAATCATCGACGAGCTCGAGACCATCGCCCTCGACCATCGCTTCATCCGCTCCTTCAAGGAGGGGGAACTCTCCGAGGTCGATATTCAGAAGCTGGCCGGCGACAAGTACCCCATCTGCCACGTCGATATCTCCGGGGCTACAATCGAGCGCGGCATCCTGACGTATCAGCTCGATATCCTCGTCATGGATATGGTCCTCCCCGGACAGACGGACGCACAGGAACAATACAGCGACACCCTGCGCACCCTGATTGACATCGTCAGCCAATACGCCCAGGTCCTGTCCGCTCAGTCCGACGTCGATCGTGACGTCACTATCTCCCTCCCGGTGGACTGCGAGCCGTTCACGGCCCGCTTCGATAACCTGCTCACGGGGTGGGTGGGGTCCATGCAGCTCCAGACCTCGAACACGCTCGACCTCTGCGCCGCGGCCTTCGCATGAAGACGCATATCACCATAGACGGCACCCGCGTACCGATGACCAACTCCATGCGGGAGCTGGGCAAGATGGGAAAGGAGGTACGGCGACGCGCCCGAATCTCCCTCAAGGCGCGGGGCAAGGTCGTAACGGGCAACCTCTACAACTCCATCCGCTACGAGCAGAGCGTGAGCCGGGACGAGAAGTCCCTGAACCTGCGCTTCTCCTTCCCCGGTGCGGACTATTGGCAATTTGTGGACGAGGGCGTAAGGGGTGCGCTATCGGCAGCGAAGGCCCCGCGTTCCCCGTTCCGGTTTGGGTCGGGCAGTGGTCCAAAGGGCAGGCTACGCGGATCAATCGACAAGTGGGTGGTGAAGAAAGGCATAGCCCCCCGCGGGTCAGGGGGACAGTTCGCCTCACGTAAGGGCATGGTCTATGCCATCACGCGCAGTATATACCGAACGGGTATCCGCCCCTCCTATTTCTTCACGAACGCATACGACCGCACCCTCAAGGCATACAACGCCAAACTAGAGAAGGCCGTGGCGGACGACATAGGCAACGCGATAAAGACCCTCCTCGATGGCGGCACAGTTTGACAACGTACCCGATACGACCGACTTTCAGAGCACGGCGGAACCGCTCATCATCCAAGTCTCGGAGACGGTAGCAGGGCCGTATTATAAGTACCGCTTTATCCTCGTCATCAAGGACCGGGCGGGGACGCAGCTCGCCAAGCTCAAGACCCACCCGCTGTCCTCGTCGAACCTGTCGGCCATCTTCGATATCTCCCGGGTGCTGGACGACTACATCGGGCCGAACGTAGTCAACGGCAACTCAACGGATGGGAATATCCTTACCCTCGGGCGGACGGGGTACGATCCCACCAACCTCGTCTGCGAGTCGGTGGACCAACTCGTCGCCCGGAAGTTCGAATTAGAGCTAGGCCACGAGGCGGCGACGTCCAATACCGCCGACCCCACCGAGACCCTCAACGAAGCCGACACGACCCTCTTCGCCTTCCGCGATGAGTTCACCAACTACGGACAGGGGTACTCCCGCGGGGCGGGCGAATTCCAACCGTCGGTGTCTGCGGACAACTTCCTCAGCGTAGCCCCCGACCTCGGGCGGTCCTCGACGTTCAACTTCGGCACGGCACGGGAGCACCGCATCGGAATAGACCAGCCCTATGTCCTCGCATGGGGAGCGCAGCCCGGCAACGATGGCACCGACACCTCCCCACAGTATTGCATCCTCCGAGGATACGAAGCCGACGGGACCGTCATAGGGACCAAGAATATCGACATCAATACAGTCGGCGGGGACAACACACCCACGACCGACGCGCAAGCCGTGCAGTTCATTGGGATAGGGCCGGCCAACCTCGAGGAGCACGCCACCGCCGCAAGCGATACCACGCTCCTGAACATCATCCAAGACGCCGACCTCGCATACTACGAGGTATACCTCTCCACCTCGACCTCGGTATCTACTGTCTTCCAGGATACCCGCGTCCACCGCTTCACCATCGACAACGGGTGCTCGAAGTACCCGCGCAAACAGCTCCTCTTCCTCAACCGTCACGGGGGATGGGATGCGTTTAACTTCGACCAGCGGAGCGAGGAGCGGCTCATCGGAATCGAGCGCAGCACATACAACCGCCCCCGCGGGAACTGGGACAGCGTGACCGGCCTCATCGACTTCTCCTACGACGGATGGGAGCGCGGCGTCACTACGACGAACATCAAGGCCGACAAGCAAATCACCGTCACGACCGACTACGTCGAGGAGGGATACAATGAGATGCTCCGCGATATTGCGGTGTCGCGGTCCGTGTATCTCGTCGATGGGAACGACCTTATCCCCGTAAACGTCACCGACTCGGAGTACCTGTTCAAGACCTCAGTCAACGAGAAGCTCATCTCGTACTCGTTCACCCTGCGCTATAGCAACCGACCCCGCCTGAAGTGATACGCCTCGTCGCCCTCGATCAGGACACGCAAGCGCAGACGACCCTCGACCTGGAGGGCTCGCCGTCCATCTCCCTCAACCTCGCCGTAGCGAAGCCGGGGGAGACGATGCAACGCCACGCGCCGTACTCGCAGACGTTCCGCCTCCCGTTTACGGATAAGAACAACATCTTCTTCGCCCACTTCTACGAGGTCACCCTATCGGACGGAGACTTCGACCCGACCCAAAAGACCGAGGTCCTTATCTATGAGGATGGAGTCCAAGTAATACGGGGCGCGATGCAACTCCGTGCCGTGCGCCTTATGGCTGAGGTGTACGAGGTCAACGTGTTGGGCGATGTGGCCGACCTCTTCGCGGAGATGGGGAGCAAGCTATTGAAGGAGTCATTCAACGGCAGCGGGGGCCAGCCGATTACCTCGTTCAACTACGCACAGACGGAGGCCAATTTCATCCTCTCGCAAGACCTAGCGCAAAACATCTGTCAGACTTCGGTGCCGGCTCCGGGGACCATCATTATCCCACTAGCCGACCACGGATTGAAGGCAGACCAGCAACCTATCGTTGCGCAGTCCAATTACGGGCTGATGGATTCGGCCATTGAAGCCGGGGTATTTGCCGAAATGATGAAGCCGGCCATCCGCCTCCGGCAGGTGGTACAACGCGTCATTCAAACGAATGGTTTCTCTTATGAATCCGATTTCATAGACGGGAGCTACTTCGAAAAGATTTACATGACCCTCGGCGATGACCGCGAGAGAGTCGACGCCGGTCCGGTCGGTCAATGTAAAGCGGTCGCTACGGGATCGACTGCGTTGGTAGCCGATGGGTCCGGCAACTCCAATCCGGCGTGGCAAGTGGTCACCCTCAACAGTACCTCGTTATTTGGAGGTTTTGATACTGATGGCAATTTCGATACCAATGTCAGCGGCTACTATTGCGCCGAATCCGGGACACACAACTTCGCCGCCCAGGTTCAGTTCACCTTGTTGAATGGCAACGTTGGAGAGGAGATTGAAATCATTACGCGCATAACCCGCGGGACGGTCAGCATAGGCAGCGTCACGGGAACGATAAGCACGGCAAGCAATCAACTCACGTTGAGTTGTGTGGCCAATGCCGTATGCGCCGCCAATACCGCAATTTCCGTTCAGGTTTATTTCACCGGGAAGCAATCGGGATCGACGTTGAATGTGACCGGCGGAGGCGGAGGACAGACGGCCGTAACGTTCTTCCTCTGCACCTATGCCCCCGGCGGGGTCGTAAGCGTTCCATCGTTACTGCCGCGCATCAAGCAGAAGGAATTTATGGCGGACCTGTGCCAGCGGTTCAACCTGGTCATCGAAGCCGACCCCGACAACCCGCGGAAGCTGTACATCGAGCCTTACGAGAATTGGATTGCGGACGGGACCGATAGCTACTGGACCGATAAGCTAGACCTCGACAAGGAACGGAGCCTTATGCCGACGTCCTCGATAAAGTCGGGGCGCATAACGTTTGGAGACAAAGAAAGCCCCGATATAGGCAACGCACATTGGACGTCTGCTCTTAATGAGGTATTCGGAACGTATGACCAGGACATAGACGACGACTTCGCCACCGGAGAACTCAAGAACGCGCCCGTCTTCGCGCCCTTCTTCGTTTACCCTGTTCCTACCCTTGCCGGCGATACCTTCCCTTCGGTCCTTCCGAACGTCCTTATCCATCGATCATATCAGCGCGATGGGGTAGGCGTCAAGCCGGTCAGCCAGCCTCCCAAGCTGTTCCACGCTTTAGGTCTTCAAACGTCATCCGAGACGCTATACATAGGCGGGACTTCATTCACACAGTACCAATTCTGTTCTGCATATGAGGAGACCGGAGTCGATAGCGATTCCCGCCGCCTGTATTGGAACAGCTCCGGCCCGCTGCCATATGAGGCAGACAACCCACTTATCGGAGCCAACCCGGGCAAGGGCTACCATCGCACATATTGGGCGTCCTACCTCGCCGACATCTACGATGCCGACGCCCGCGTCTTCGAGGCCCACCTGTACCTGACCCCCTCCGACATCCGGAACGTGCGGTTCAATGACCGCTTCCATATCCTCGGGGCTACGTACAAGCTGACCGAAATCTCCGGCTACCAAATCGGGACCGGGGAGTCTACGCTGTGCAAGTTCCTGCGCGACCTTTCCCGCTCTTCGTTTGGAGCTTGCGATGCCGTGCCTACGACGTCCAATGCCAACGGGACGGTGACCTTCACCAACGCCGACGGGACGACCACGGTCGATCCGGGCCAACAATGCTGCGAGGCATTCGGGTACTACTACGATGCCGAAACGAGTTCATGTCGCTGGAACTCTCCTACCATCAACGATGGCAACCCCGTCCCGCCCTACCCACCGACGGACCCACAGGACCCGTTCCCCAACACCAACGGCGACACCCCTGGCCCGGTCTCTCCGGTCGGGACGAACACGAACACGACGGACCCCGACTCCGGAACTACAACGGTATACGATGAGGTCATCCTCACCGGCGAGACGACGGGAGCAGGGACGACCGAACCGCTGGCCCCCTTCGGGGCTCCCATCATCATCGGCTCCGATACGCTGGGAGTGGGCGTGGTGCGCG